AACTGCCGCTTGATATGTGTGATTTCCCGACAGGATGTGTTTCGTAGTTTTATTGACCACGATAGGTCGGTACTGACCCATTACCTCCAGGGAGGAGATGATTGAGCCTATGTCGCCCTCTCTAGGGTTTAATGGATGGACTTTAATCTCGTTAATCCCAACAGTCTCAACATCGCTTAACTCAATATCAGAACGCTCACCCTCAGGTTCAGGTTTAACTGGCTTAGGTTCAGGTAGCCCTAGTCTGTCCTTAATCGCTCGGATGGCTTTCTGTTTTGTCGGTGCATCTATGTAGAGTTGTTCTTTCCACGCTTTGTAGGCATCCATCTCAACTGTGAACTTCCAAGCGCTAATCTTTACTTCAGGGTCGCTAGGTAAAGACTTAGAATCTCCGACGCTAGTTTTGTCCTCGCCCTTACTTAATCTATCTAAAATCTCAACCTCGGCTTTAGTGAATCCTGTTCCCTCTAACTCAGGCAAGGCTGAGAGTAAAGATTTCAACAGAGGTTCGTTATAGGTTGCAAGGTCGGTCATGCGGTTATCAGCCAAGACAATCTTGCGAGCGCTCTCTTCATCTACCTCAACATAAGTTATCTTGATTTTTTTCCAGCCAAGTTTCTTCGCCGCTTTGAATGTGTGGTTTCCTGCCAAGATAAAATTCGAACCATACTGAACAACAATCGGTCTGTACTGCCCATGGGCTTTGAGCGACTGAGCAATCGCTTCAATATCACCACGACGAGGATTTGTCGGATACGCCTCAAGGGATGAAATAGCAACTGAAGCAACTTGACCTACCTTTATCTTGGCTTTCATCTTGACCCTTGCGCTTCAAGTACAAAGCCATCTTTTCTATCAAACAACTGATACTCAAGAGATGCTACTTCAAAAGATTTTTCAATAGTGGTTAATACCGTATCGGCATCTAAAGAGCCACAAGTGTATAAATCAAATTGTAATAAAGCAGGGGACTGCTCATCCCATATATGAAATGCGATGTGGCTAGTCTCAATCATGACCATGGCGGTCAAGCCACGATTGCCGACTACATCAACATAAGAAGCAAAGGGTCCTTTGATTATCTTCATGTCGATTGAGCCAACTAAATCTTTAAGGAACTCAATAGCCTCATCCTCAGACTTCATTGGTTTATTTACTTTGGCGTTTATTAGTAGATGCTTATGAAATATCATTTTCTCCTCATTTCACAAATAGCCAAGCCTCGAAGTTATAGAACTTCCAAAACATAGTGCCAACTGTGAAGCCAGCGTTCTCAGCCAATATCTGATTCCTAACAGATGAATTTACTTTCATGATTGGTCTTAAGTCTCGCTCTTTATTTAATATCTGCTCAGGGGTGAAAGCCTTGCGCTTAAAATCAAAGAAGGCGCCGTTGATGGCTTGCTCGAGTTCCCCATCCTCTTCACGGACTTTTTCAGCCCATATAAAAGCCCCACCCTCAACTAGAGATTCATAGATGTTGCTTAAGATGTTTGGTCTGTCTTCGTAAGGAATAAACTGGAGGGTAAAGATTGAAAGAATTAAACTGGACTTACCAAAATTATCTAAGGCTCTAAGGTCTCGGCGGATATACAAAGTCTCGTCATGAGACTCAGGTAAAAGGTTATCGGCTATATCGATTCCAACTTTTCTGCCACGATGAGGAAGTCTTTCTAATAGTTTTCCAGTAGAGCAACCAAGGTCAATCACTTGAGTATCTTCAGTCATGAAGTATGTACTTAGGTCACAGATTGCTTCAGTCAGCGTGTGGTAGTTGGGAATTGATTGAGCAATATGCTCATCAAAATTTTTAATAGTGTCGAATGAGAATGGCTCAGTAGAAGTCATGAAGTTTTCTACCAATCGCTTCCACGACTGAGATAGTGATTGTCCGTCCGCATCGTTCGTATCTTTCGGAATCTGAAACTCTTCTTCCATCTTCGTAGAACTCCGTCCATCCATCGGGTAATCCTTGAAGGCGCTCGCACTCCAAGGGAGTTAGTTTTCTAATCGCAAAGCCATCCTCATCCCCAATTTGAACTCCGTGACGGTCTTGCGCTGTTATTGTGTACATTGGGTCGCCATCATCTTTAATGAGTCGCCCGTTTGGTGATTTGTTTACTCTTGCTACATCGAGAACTGGTCTAACAAATGGCACATTGTTTCCACCTGTTCCCATGTGAGCCAATAAAGTTGGAGCAACATTCTCAAAAGTTCTAAAAGAATTATCTCTGCGAATGAACTGCTCAACTACATACTGTCGGGAGTTTCCTCCTTTGTAGTAGTGAGCGTCGAGGGTCGGAGAAATGTCGGAGAAAAGCCCCTGCCTTCCTTCTCGTTCTTCCGAGTTCGAGCCATCATTGCTTCTACTTGTTGCTCCGATAGGAAATACTTTTGGTCGGGGGTTTCCTCTAAGATGTCCGATAAGGAATACCCTTTCTCGGTGTTGCGGGACGCCGAAATTTTGGCTGTCAAGCAATTCCCATTGACAGTCATACCCCAAGCCATCCAAGACTTCAAGGATGATTTCGAATGTTCTTCCTCCGTCGTGGTTGAGTAGTCCTTTGACATTCTCAAAGAGGAGATACGGTATTGATTTTTCGTGAGCGAGTCTAAACATTTCAAAAGCGAGTGTCCCTCGGGTGTCATCCAAAGAGAATCCTGTTCGCTTCCCTGCGACTGAAAAAGTCGCACAAGGGAATCCTCCAACGAGGAGGTCGGCATCAGGAAGGTCTCCAGCGGAAACATTTCTAATATCTCGTCCGTCAGGTTGGTGTCCGAAGTTTCGTGCATAAATACTCCTAGGTCTCTCTAACCATTCGTTAGCCCAAACGCACTCATGACCTGTTCTTTCAAGTCCAAGTCGAAAGGCTCCAATACCTGCAAAAAGTTCAATGAACTTCATTAGGCTAATTGTTTCGCTGGTCGTCCTCGTCTACGAATAATGTTCCCGTCGTTGTCGTACTCAGGAACTCTTTCAATATCGTTGCGGATAATTTTGTAAATTAACTGCTCTGATACACCCATGGCTTCAGCAATCTCTCGGTAGGTGATTCTTTGTTTTCGTAATCTAAGAATCAACTGCTTGCGTCTTTTACCCAAGTCTTGAATCTGAGATTGATGGGTACGGATTGCATCTGTTAGAAGTTTGACCTCATCAAGTCCTTTGCCGTCTAACTCTGTTGCTTCCATTACTGTACTCATATCGCTTCTCCTTCTTCGAACAGGCGTTCGACTGCATCATCAAACTTTACTTTTTTATGAATTTGATTCGCTGTTGCAACGAACTCCAATTCAATTTTCAGCATTGCTTTTTTGTAAGCAATTATGTAACCAATGTAAATTGGCAAAATAAAAAAACTGGCAATGGCTAAACCAACTACTGTCCATATTAAACTCCAGTTCATACTTTCCTTTCTTTCCTCGCTCCTCGAATGTAAAGCACTAAAGAATTTCTATCGTTCTGTGGTGGCAGAAAAATTAACGAACGAAGAAATTTCGAAGAGTCATCAGGAAGAACTCCTGCATCAACGATTCCATCGATAGCCGCTTTGACTGCTGGATTACATGCACCTACATCTTGAAGCCTCCCGCCTTTTTGGTGAGGTTCAACGGTGACGCTAATCCACGCCATAGGGGGTATCTTCTCATATTTAGCCAGTAGTTGAAAAGCCGAGCGCCACTCTTTTGTGAGTTTTGCTCTTTCCCATCGATTGCCTGAGCGCTCTGCGTTTGTTGTCCAAGGGCGTTGAGCCAACTCAAGTCGATAAATAAGTTGTTCAGCGTCGTCCGCATAACATAAGCAATCCATAACTTAAAGGTGAGGTATAGGTTAAACAATGTCAAGTTGTCTCTTTCCACCATAATTATCTAAATACCACCAAAGCCCATTGTTATCTTGAAAAGGTATTTCTCCAGCCGACTCAATCTTTTGAATTAAGTAACCTAACTCCCTAGCCTTATCACGATTTGATTCAACCCAACCATGACAGCCTGAAGTCCCAGTACCGCATAAAACAATAAGATTCGCTGATTTATGGAGTTCCTGATTCTTACTTCCGCCCATCATTCTTGGGCGCCGATGATGAACTGAGACTGGAAAACCTAGGAAATCTCTTCCGCATCTTTCACATTTGTAAAAGGCTCGGGCGAGGACTGCGAATCGGGTCTCATCATCAACTTTAAGTTTAGGGTTTGCCATTGGAGTCTCTCGTCTGCGAGGGCGTCCAAGCAAGCAGGGCATACCTTTGCGCTCGTTTGAATCTCCATTTGTAGTACCAATCGACAAATTGAAATATCTTCATGCGTCAGGTGCCACAGTCCCGCTATCTGTTTCCAACGGAGCATCCGTCACCCTATTTCTGTCCATGTATTCCCGAAATTCTTTTTTCCATTTAGCAATAACTTCAGGAGATGCTTTTTGTTTTTCTCGTTCCTCGAACTCTAAACTCATCAGACGGCTTTTTTCTCGTTCTCTAGCATCGGACATCCTACGACGCCATTCTTTGTTTATGTGCGAGGGTTGAATAGCCGTGTCAAAGTTTGCGTAATGCCAAGAAACAATTTGTTTTGCATCCTGTAATGGTAAATCCGAATCAAAAGATTCTGCCCATGCTCGAACCTTTAACTCATCGACCTGAATTCTTAAATCGTAAATACCGATGAAGCCGACAAGAACTGCAATATCAGACAGACTCATTGCGGAGTTTTTCTGATAACTCGATGGCTCTAATTGCTGATTGCTCATGTTTTGTCTTTACCCCC